ATTGAACACAGCAGTGTGCTTCCACTTCTGGGAAGTCCAGCCAAAAAAACAATGTTCAATTTGGTTCTAGGAGTTTGCTAATAGTTCTGCTTTTTCTTGTTCTGACAACACTCTTACTGGTGGTTCATACGCAGTAAATGTTTCGGTTTCTGGATCGTATTTTGCACCTATCCCAGCAAATATGACACCATCAATATTTTGCCAAGTCTCGACCCATACGCCTTCATACCTATCAGGATTCGCTTCCAAAAACTCTCTTGTAACAAGAGCAACATGAACAACAGTATTTGTTGAATCAAGTTTTGCAAAGTGAAGTAGTGGCTCTGCGGTCATACTCTGAACCTCACATAAACTACGCCACTGTATCCATCATGTGTTGCATGCTTTCCACCACCACCAGTGTTGTTTGCACCGTTACCTACACCATCTGAGCCACTGCTAGAGCCACCACCACCACCGAAACGATTAGTTCCAGCCACATTGCCAAAGAAGTCTGATTGGTCTACGCCAGCACCGCCGTTAGGGTTTCCACCTACACCGCCAGCACCACCACCACCGCCACCAGAACCACCAGTTGCACCAGGGTTTGCGCCACCATCAAAACCGCCACCATAAATGGTTGATGTAAGACCCTTCATATTGCTGACATTCGCACCAGTATTGAAACCACCACAGCCACCAGCGTTGATTGCACCTTGCTGACCAGTAGGTGTTGCATGACCATTAGAACCACCACCACCACCAACATAAGCCACATTATGAATTGACGAACCGAAACCACTTGAACCAAGACTGCCCTGACCTGCTGCGACTTCAACAGCATATGTTCCAGCAGGAATAAAGTAAGTAGAACGAATTACGCCACCGCCACCGCCACCACCGATTGGTCCTGCTGAGTATCCTTGAGCACCACCACCACCAACCACAAGGCAGTCAAATAAACCTGCAGTCGCAACAGTCAACGTTCCATCTGAAGTGAACGATAAAAGTGTGTAAGCGTTCCCACCTGCAGTAATGCTTGATGAAGTTCCACCTGAAGCAACACCATAACCTGCGACAACACCAATACCTGTTGGTGCGGGCTGACCCCACCCACCAACTGCAGGTTGCTCAATGAGTGTGCGACCTTGATACCGTGCCACGACTTACGAAATCCTGTTGATATAACCGTGAATAACAATCACATTCGCTGTTGCAGCAAACGCACGAACCACCAAAGGTGTCGCATTGCCTTTAATCAACAACGCTGGAACAACTAAATATAGACCTGCTTCTGCAGGAACAGTGAACTCAATGTGGTCGTCAGGAGAACTTACGCCACCATATTCAATAGTTAGTTTGACATTGGATGCAGAAGTATTTACTGCATAAAGCCACACTTCATCAATCACTGTTGAGGTTGATGAGCCAGTATGAATTGTTGTGCCTGCTGTTGCAGTCGCAGCGACTTTGATTCCTCTACCATCTGTAGAACCACTAAGTACTTGCTTCGCAAATGTTGCCATGTAGTTATTCCTTTATCCGAAAACTTGTGCTGCTAAAACAAACTGATCATCCTCGCCAAGCGAAGCCCACGCTGTGCCAGTGTAGTAAAGCAAACTGTTTGCATCAGAAATATAACAAATCATTCCTTCTGCAAGTGCTGGCTCACCTGCGCCACCGAACGCTGCATCACGGGCTGCTGTGCTGGCGAAAACCATCACAGCCTGATCCATCAGGTATGTATTGACCTGTGCTGCTGTTAGAACACTGCCACTGGTAAAGAGTTTTGCGCCTGCGCCTGCCATAGTGCCTCCGAGTGTAACACTCTATGTGAGAGCGTTAGTTGAGTCCATCACACCAAATGTTGCGTCATCCAGTGTGAATGGATAAACAAGATCAGCCACAGCAAGCCCGTATTCAACCGTGTGTGAACTAGGGCTGATCACATGGCGGATGTTCTCAATGCTGTATTCCTTCGTGACACTGGCTGGAGTTCCGGTGGGGTAGGTGCGTGTGATGCTTACAACATCGGCAATTTCGATAGCGGTTAAAGTACCCTGATTGATCGAGTTCAACGGATTGTAAATCGTCTGCAACTTATCGAATCTATATTCAGGCAACTTGTATCTGTCGAGCAAATCGGTTGCGAGAGTTAGGGCTGCGGCGTCATCTACTAATAGCAGGCCTGAAAGATTAAGGGTTGAAATCCCGTACTCCGTTTGAGAGGAAACATCATTAACGGTTTGATCTGTTCCACCCTCAACTGAACATACAACCTTGTTATAGAGGAACTCTTGACCGTACATAACTGACAGGCTGGTGTAAGGGATATTGCTTCCAGTATCAGAGAAGTATGCGCTCGGAGTTGCGAATGAGGCGGCAATACGGTCAGTGAAAGTTAGGTCACCATTTGCGGCTACAAAGAAGTAGCCCTGTTCACTAGTAGCAACAGATTGCAAGTAAGTCAGAATGTTTGTGTTTGCACCAATCTCGAATGTTGCCCCACCACCTAAAGTTGCCGAGCCTGTATCAATGTCTCTAGTTGCTGGATAGCCCACTTCAGGCAAATCAAGAATTGTCGAAACCCGTGTGCCAGACAACTCCTGTGTCGGGGTTAGCGGATTTTCTGTAAAAGTATTTGCTAACAGTACAAAGTCATCTGAGGCTGTGATAGTCACATAACTGTTCTCGCTAGTAGCGTTTGGGTTGTTCGGCTCATAGGAAACATCGATGTCTGTAATGCGCCCTGTGAATAAGGCGACACCATCGGAAACAACAGTTACTTTTCTGCGTGGCGCAATACCAGAAACACCAAGAGTGCTATTCCAATATGGGGAACTTTCGTTAATTGGGTCAAACCTTCGATCACGGTTCAACAACCGAACACTAAAAGTTCCAGCATTAAAGTTCTGCAACTGGTCAGATCGACCCCGTGAAATAGAAATCTCTTGCGCATAAGGCGAAACATCGTCACCGATTAGAGTGCCGTCAAGATAATCCTCATCAAGTACACCAAGCGCCGCATCGTCAAGGGTAAAAGGGTTTGCAGGAAAACCTAACTCCATGAAAATCTGGATGTTTTCACCCCATGCCATTACAGCCATATTTATGCAACCTTAAGTGGTAGCGCACCATTTCTGCGCTGGTATCGAGTAAGCACATCAACAATTTCGTCACCAAGTTTCGCCGCATCTGTACCCATGCCAGCATTGATAGTCACATTAACTGTCATACCTGACTGCAACTTATCTAAAGGAATAATTGCCTCTGCGCCAGCCTCGCCAGCGAGTACCTGTGTTGGCTTTGTAATAATTCCGCCTTGTGCCATAGCCAAACCTTTTGCCTTGTATTCGGCATAAAGTTTTGGGAAAGCCCTTCGAGCATCCGTTACAGGAGTGCTTGATTTTAAGGCTGACGAGTTCGGATGAAGCCCACGCACCGCTTCCATAAACGAACCAAACAAACCGCCAGTTGCCGCAGGAGGCGGAGTCACGCCAACCTTTGTTTCTGCCGCAGTAGCATCTCCAGCATTAACACCAACTCGTGCCGCTTGCGCTTTCTCCTCTGCCTCACGCAAACGATCAACTGCCTCAGTCTGGCGTTCAATCGCTTCCGTTACAGCATCAGTAGCATCAACCTGCGCTTTCTTAGCGTCATTAAGTTTGTCAAGCGCCTCCGTGTAGGCATCGCTTCCTTCCTTCGCACCGTTAATCGCCTCATCTAACAAAGTCTCGGCTTCAGTAAGCGCATCAGTTGCCTCAACCTGAGCATCCGTTGCATCTTTTACAGCAAGTTTCGCTTCAGCCAAAGAAATCTCTGCCTCACGAATAGCCTGCGGCGAGGATTCAGGGTCAAGTCGAACTTCAGCCAAATCCTTTTCGGCCTGAGCAACAGCAAACACCGAACTCTCAACATCGTAACCAGCACGCTCAACAGCGCCCTGCGCCTTACGCAAAGCCAACTGTCTATCCTTCGCCTGCTTGCTGTTTGCACCATAACCAGCAACTACCTGATTAAAATATGCTTGCGCATCAGTAAGTTTTAGTGTTGCATCAGCAAGACTCGTGCGAGACTTCAACAAAGACTTATCAGCGTCACGAGCAGACTTCTGAGCCGAACTCATACCCTTCAACGCATCAATATACTTTCCAAGTTTCTCTTTAGCGGTCTCTGTTGTTTTCGCTGACCCACTTGTAGCGCTACTAAAACCCTCAAGACTTCCCGTGCCTTTTGCTATTTCCAAACGCAATCTAGATGCGCCAGTTTCGCTATCTCGAAAGAACTTCCTATTGGTGTCATATGTTTTGAGTTGCTTTTTAGTTAAACCCTCAAATGCGGCATTGACCCTATTGATTCCAGTTGCTGCGGCATTAGCGCCTTCCTCGGCTTTTTTGAAGCCAGTAAATAATTGCCCTAACCACCCGAAGGCATTTGCGATTGCGTCACGCACAGCCTTGAACTTGATAATGATAATTGCGATGACAGCAATCAAGGCGACAATTCCCGCAACAACTAGACCAATAGGGTTAGCGATCATTGCGGCGTTTAGCGCCCAGACGCCAACAGTTGTTCCTAAGAACCCTGCTTTGGCTAAAGCGTTTAGAACATTCAAAACAGCAATAGTGGCGTTGTATGCAATTACCGCAGTGCGCAAAGTAACAAAAGCGCCAACTAGTACGAGCATGGTATTTCCAAATGCGCCCATGCCACCAATCGCATTAACTATCTGACCACCTAAATATCTGAACGCCGCACCAAGCCCTTCCTCGCCAAGAATGTCTGCGAACTCTTGGAACACCGGAATTACTCTGTCATTTAGAAACGACATTAAAGCCGAGAAAATAGGAATCAGCGCAGTACCGATTTTGCTTTTAATGTCCTCGACTTGTGCGCCAAATGACTTCATCTTGAACGCAACACCATCGCTAGTTCTCGCAACATCTCCCTGCTGGATTGAGGTTTGTTCGAGAATCAGTGCGTATGCGGCCTGAGTTTTAA